CCAAATGACACGATCACACGTAACCAAGTTAAAGCAGGCTTTGAAGCTGTGCTAAATGACATTGTTGCTAAACGTGGTATCTATGACTACTTGGTAGTTTGTGATACAACCAACAACACTCCGGATCGTATTGATCGTAACGAACTATATATAGACATTGCTATTAAACCAGTCAAAGCAATTGAATTTATCTACATACCAGTACGTTTAGTTAATACAGGAGCTCCGTTAGCAATCGTTTAATATACGCACATAATGGGAGAGGCAACTCTCCCATAATGCAAACGAATAACAGGTAAATACTATAAAGTATTAAAAGGAAAATAAGATGGCAACATCATCATTAAGTAAATTTACGGTACCGTTGGCCAGTAACCAAAGTGCAACAGCACAAGGTCTGCTAATGCCAAAATTAAAGTTCCGCTTTCGCGTGACTTTTGAGAATTTTGGAGTAAGCCAACCAACAACAGAATTAACAAAACAAGTTATGGATTTCAAACGTCCTACTGTTGAATTTGGTGAGATTGAAATACCAATCTATAACAGTCGTGTTTATCTAGCTGGTAAACCTACATGGACAGCAGTTACTTGTAATCTACGTGATGATGCAGGTGGCGAAGTTGCTAAACGTGTTGGCGAACAGATGCAGAAACAATTTGACTTCATGGAACAATCATCAGCTTCAAGCGGTATCGACTATAAATTCTTAACACGTTTTGAAGTACTAGATGGTGGTAATGGTGCTAACACTCCTACAGTTTTAGAAACATGGGAATTATATGGTTGCTACCTAAGCCAAGCTGACTATGGTGATTTCAACTATGGTACAAATGACCCAGCTACAATCGCACTAACTATTCGTTATGACAATGCTATCCAAACTCCAATTGGTACAGGTATTGGATCAGCAGTAGCTAGAACAATTGGTACCACAATTACTGGTTAATTCCAGACGAAACAACTACAAAAGCCTGGTTAAAATCCAGGCTTTTTTTTGGCGATAAATAATATAAAGACGAGACACTTACATGGCAGGATTTTTTGATCAGTTTTTAAAACAATTAGGTACCGGTGATGAGATAAAAGATTATCGACATGCCGCACGAACCTTTGTTGATGGTTTATACAGATTAAGTCCTAAAAGTGGTGCACTGTTTCATGTATATATTGATGTCAACAATAGTATAGCTAAACGAGATCCAACAAACCCCAATGCCATTTATGAAATAGGTCTGATGGCTAAAACAGCACAGCTACCTAAATTCACTATACAAAATAAAATTCTAAATGCCTACAATAGAAAGAACATTGTACAAGAACGTATTAACTACGATCCGATCAGTCTTACGTTCCACGATGACAGCAGTGATGTAATACGTAATTTTTGGGAAGGTTACTATACATACTATTATAGAGACGCTAGTCACTCAGCTGAAGTATACGGTCAAGATCACAAATATAAACCACGCCAAGATCAAAATTGGGGATTCACTCCAAAGAATACAGGATCAGGCACACCTAACTATATCAATAGTATTAGAATTTATAGTCTACATCAAAAATATTTTAGTTCATATATATTATTCCGTCCTACGATCACATCTTTTGCACATGGACAACATGAACAAGGCAACTATGCTCCATTGGAACATAGTATGACCATAGCCTATGAAGCAGTACAATATGAACATGGTCCCGTTAGCAAAGGTACAGTTATGGGCTTTAACATCATGCACTATGATAATACTCCGAGTCCACTGACTAGTGTTGGTGGCGGCACTACTAGCATTTTGGGTCCAGGCGGTCTGGTACAAGGCATTGGTGATTCTGTAACTAATTTAGAAAACGGTAATTACGGTGCGGCATTGATTGGCAGTCTACGAACATTCAATAACTTTAAAAATGCAGATTTAAAAACAGTAGCTGGTGCCGAACTAGCCGCAACAGGTATGAGCATCTTGCGTGGTCAAAATACACAATCAACAGTATTTGTTCCAACAGCGGCCAGCGTAACAGATGGATTAAGTAAAGCAGTACACAGTATTCCTGGATTGATAGGTAGCACACCATCAAATAAAGGAATACCTAATATTAACAGTCAAAGCAATGATGTTCCTTCTTCTAATGCCGGCACAATCTTCATGTAGGAATAATTATGACAATCTACGGAAATCTACCACCTTTAAATGCTGATTATTCTACTACAAGTTTTTTTGAAAACTTTTTTAAACAATCACCCAATGTCAGTGAAAACACCAACGATGCTGTTATTGGATATTTCCAAAGTGTAACAGGCGATAAAGAAAGTGGTATTACTTTGGCAGCTGCTGTACTTTATACAGCAGGACAACAAGGTATTCAACCTATGGAATTGATTGATGAATTCCGTCGATTAAAACCAGGCGAACTTAATGCTTATCTGACCATGTTCCTTAATATCAATCGTGTAAGCACTAGTCTACTAGGATTGAGCAATCAACCACAGACTAGTAAATATGTCACCAGAGCAGTTCTTCCATAATGGGCAAGTACGCAAGCGGCAAATATACTGTTAAGAATCCTGAGAAATATATGGGCAAACGTACTCCTACCTATAGAAGCAGTTGGGAATTTACATTCTGCGCATTCTGCGATAACAATCCAGCAGTGTTAAATTGGGCCAGCGAAAGCATAACTATTCCATATTTCAATCCAGTCAGTGGTCGACAAACAGTTTATGTGCCGGATTTTTTAGTTGTTTATGTGGATTCCAATCAACGTAAACACACAGAGCTAGTGGAAGTCAAACCCAGTAAAGAAACCACAATGGAATCAGCTCGTAGCTATCGTGACAAACTAAGTGTAGCAGTCAACATGGCCAAATGGGCTGCAGCAGATGCGTGGGCACGAGCCAATGGTATGCGTTTTAGAGTAGTTACGGAATTTGATATCTTCAAGAATCAGAAGCGGTAAATATATGCATGACTCAAAAACTAGAATCGCTATTTAACCTACCACCTGCTGAAGACACAACCGCAGAAGCAGCCAAAACTACCATAGAAGAAAATCGTGAGATTATCAAAGCAGTAGACACTGCCATTGATAAGATTGATGCGGCACTACCATTTGTAGACAGCTTAGATATCAGCGATAAAGAACTAGATGATCTCAGCGATCTTGCTAAAGAAAAATTCCAGGACCTAATTGATCTAGGCATGAACGTTGAAGCACGCTTCAGCGGACACATCCTAGCCACAGCAGGCACCCTGCTAGGACACGCTATTACAGCCAAACAAGCCAAGCTAGATAAGAAGCTGCGTATGGTTGATCTACAGCTGAAAAAGGCCCGTTTAGACCAACAAATTGCCAAAGATAACAATAAATCCGACGGTGATAAGATCATTGACGCAGAAGATGGCCGCGCTGTGGTACTGGATCGCAACGAATTGCTCAAGCAGATCTTGGGTAAATCAGATAAATAACACTAATAGGACCCACAAACATGAAGACATTTTTAGAATATTTAGGTGAAACACAAAAAACCTACGAATTTCGCATCAAGATCGCTAACTGTGATCCAAAAAATAATTTGGACAAATTAAAGGTTGGTCTTGAACAATACGCTGTAGAAAGCATAGCATCTCCAAAACGCTTACCAATAAAAGCCAACGATATTGACTTTCCAAGTATCCCAAATTGCGAAATATTTTTAATGGACACTGTACTAAAATATCCAGTCAACGATGCACAATTACGCAGTATTGTTGCAGAACATCTAGGATGCCCACTGGCTAGTGTTGTTGTAATATCTCCGAATCATCCAGAAGAACAGCGTCGTTGGAATCTAGAAGGCAACGACATTAAAGAATTCAAACAAGGTGAGACGGTATTAGACAAACCTTATGAAGATAATTCAGCTGATCAAAAAGCCGCCAGCAAGTTCTACAGTGAGGCAGGTACTATCCTTAAAGAATTAAACAAAGAACCAAAGTTTGAAATCGCTGGCAAGGATATTACGATTGGTGGTGATAAAGATCCTGCATACGCTAAAACATCCAATGACATAGCAGTGACTACTAAAAGCGTTCCACAAAATAAGATCCCTAACCCAGGAAAGAGTTTAAGATAATGAGCGACATCAAGATGTATGATATACTAGGACAGTTCAATGGTTTAAATACCAAGAGCATGCCAGTCTCATCATCTCAAACAGAGACCTTGTACGAAACTGTAGAACCTCTTGGCAGCATTACTGAATCTGTTACTGCAATGGAATCAAAATTTGCGGCATTTAAAGAAAACATGGTGGCTGAAAAAACTAAAAGAAAA